CTTACGAAGATGTCATGCAGGAAGCACAGACTGCCGTCGATAATCGTGAGGATATTCTGACTGAAATCAAGAATATTTCTTGCGTTGTTCACAATGGTGAGTTTCGTTTCCGCGTTGCGGATGGTCGAACGTTTCGTCCTACTGACCACTGCATCGAGCAGTTCAGCGTTCGAACGGGCGTGACTTCCTCGTCGTTCCTTCGTGAGATGCGAAACATCGAGGGATTCGATGATAGTGATGCTTCTACGATGGTCGCCGTTGGAAACAATGCCATGCGTCGAATTGAATCTGATAAGAAGTTCCGCATCCGTACCTATACCGATGGTACTGCTAGAGCGTTCGTGACTGAGCAATACGCCCCAGTTGATAATCGTTGGTATCTCGACGTTGTTCGTGAGTTTATTCCAGATGGTCGATTCAGCCATTGGAAGGGCGACGAGGATACCATCTATGGTAACGTTCTTATTCCCGATACCATTATGGACTACGGGCAGGATGACGATACGGATTATGGTGGGATGATTAGTGTCGGAAATTGTGAGGTTGGCACTCGCCGTATCTCGCAGGTTCCTAGCCTGTTTCGTGCCATCTGCTTGAACGGTTGCATTTGGGGCCAGACTGCGGGCGAAAAGATTCGTCGTGTTCATCGTGGCAATATTGATCTCGCCAAACTGAAGTTGGAAATCGCTGAGAATATTCAGCAGCAGATTCCTCTTCTGTCGCCGGGTATCAAGCAGTTCCTCGCCACTCGCTCGTTGCAGATTGGCAAGAGCAGCACGAAGGGTGTCATCGCCGCAGTGTCGTCGGATTATAAACTGTCGAAGCGTGAGGCTACGGAGTTTCTGGAACAGTATGTGACGCATGAAACGCATGAGTCAAACCTGTTCGGAATCATCGCGGGCGTCACCCGTGCGGGACAGAAGTTTGATAATAAGACTTGGGTCCGCATGGATGAGATTGGCGGATCGCTGATGGCTACTTCTGCGGATCGTTGGGCTACGCTTCTGCGTCGTGCAGATACGTTCAATGATAAGGACTACGAGAAGATTTTCGCCCTAACGGCTTGATATATGTGGGAGGGAAGGGTTGGCGGGCATCATATATAAGTTATCCCGCCAGCCCTCTCTACACACTACATAGGAGTATATATGCCAAAATATAAAGTTCGAATGAATTACGTGGAAGCAAAAGCGGCAGAGTTTGTGGTCGAGGCAAAAGACCCTGACGAACTTCATGATCTTATTGGTGAACTGGATCTAGACTTTGTTGAGGAAAACGCTGGATTCTTCACCGCAGATTATGAGCCGCCAGTAATCGAAGATTATAAGAAAGTGAATAAGGATACGCCTGTGCATCGTAAGATTCAAGATGCGATGGATGAAATCAAAACTGCTTGGGAAGCGTAGCGAAACCGTGGTCGCCGTAAGTCCTTATTGGCAAAGGATTTACGTGCGGCCCGGCCCGCCCCAGTTTCTATAAGTCATTGCCACGAAAGGACTTAGGTTGACATCCCATCAGTACGTGGTATAATGGATGGTATAGGAGTAATATTTCTAATGCACCACCCGAGTAGGGGGGTATGGGCTGGGCCATATGTCGTATCTTATCTTTTAAGATTGCTCCAGATGCCCACAGTCAGCTAAAGTGCCTATATGTGGCATTTTGTTTCTACTGTGTATATTGCCCAATTTGACATTCAATAGGACTGTCCAACCAAAATATATAAGATTGCTCCCTGTGCTGGTAGTCAGCTAGTTTTGTCTTTGCTAAATATATAAGATTGGTTCTTGTGGTGGTAGTCAGCTAAAATTAACTGATGTACTAGTAGTATTTTTGACGATAATATAGTATGTGATAGATGTAAATCATAACACCCTCTTGGTATATAATTTATGCATAAGATGAAGTATATCATAAGACGTATAGACGGGGCCAATGGTAATGATTTTTACTATGGTCCATTTGATAGTTCAGAGGCCGCGTGGGCTTGGGTGGATGAGGAGCTTAGTATACATCTCACACATAGTACATTTACTTTATTAACTATGCGGCTTGCCTCATGATTGTCTTACTTAATCTACTAAGATTGCTGGTCATGTTGACAGTCAGCTAGATTGCCCCTATATAGGAGATATATAATGAAGGATAGATTTGACCTTGAACAAGAGATTATGAGCCTGTCTAATTATGTTGATCAAATTAGTCTTATTAGGATGGCCGTAGATAATGGAGATATAGAAGTAGCATCAAAAGCCCTAGAAGGATTATCTGCTACGCTTGATCTACATAGAGAGAGACTATTTGATACAATGTGTCAAGTGCTACATATAGACGAATACAACTCTGAGATTTAGTCTTGAGCGCCTTCGGTATATCTTTCCACGATCAGTCTAACAATGTAGGATATAATCTGACCGGCTAGAAATATCCATATAAATGATGGTATAAAATAGGATCTTTTTGCATCCTGTAAATCCACTCGATCCATTATGTATTTCTTAAGGTCTTTTCTTAGTTCCCTCTTATTCTTGAATGGAAAGTCGCCAGCTTGTTGTAGCCATTCTTCAGCGTGTTTCATACACTCAGATGCTAACAGACTAGTCTCTGTAGAGTAATTTGGGTTACTAAACTTAGACTCAACCTCGTCGTATATCTGTTTCTTGTCAATTTTCATAAGTCACGTTTTTCCCAGAGTTAATACACTTTTACACCATAGAGGAATACACATTTATCATTTAGGCAAGAGTAAATCCCAACACTTTTACTTCTTTCTGCTAAAATTGTCTAGATTAACGGTCCTATGAGTAAAAAAGCCATACAAAACATACAACATACACTACAATCAACTCTGCTAAAGCAGTTTATTATCAAGCAAAAATGGCGTTTTTGACAAACAAAAATTTGGGTATTGTGGGTTTAACATCCCAATTGCACAAAAAATGTGGCAAAATTGTGGGTTTGTGGCCCTCTTGTTACTTATTGTGAGCCGCGCACGTTGTAAGCATAAAATCCAGACATAGACATTCTCTCTTCCTTATGTTGTATGTAGTGTTTATATATGTATATTTTCTATATATTATGTATGTATGTGTGTTTTTGTACGTTCCAATCCCTACTATCTAGTACAGTCTAGTTAGGGAGAAAAAAATATCTTTTGGGAGAAAAAATGATTTTAAATTACATTCTCATACTTTCTTCTATATATTTAACTCTTGGTCTTATACCAATTGCTTATTTAATTTGTTTACTAGCGAATAAGAAAAAATAACATGGCTAAAAAACAAACTCCAAAAATTAAATCAGTAAAATGTGTAGACTGTAATAAGAAGACTACAAACTATTATACCTCGTCAATCAATTCTGGCAAGATCAGTAGATGTAGCAATTGTCATGAATTATGGATAATAAGATCCACTAGATATGATTCAAGATATATAGAGATTGGCGAAAAGTAATGAAATTGACTTACATGTAATTCATGCTATAATGGGTATACATCATGAAAGAACCTCAAAAAATATCAATGAGTAATATTACAGCAAAAAAAGTACCATTGAGGCGTCTTTTACCACTAAACAGCGAGCAAGAAGAGAATAAAAAAGAAAACCATGAAGATAATCAAAAGGGCAATAAAGTTAAGTTATGACAGATTTAGACCAAATGCTTATCAACGTAGGTATCATTTTGCTATTGCTTTCGATGGAAACAGACCAATATTGATATCTGAAAATAATCCAATTAAAGTAAACTGTAAAGCTTACAAAATTGGTCAAAGATTTAACATAAAAACCTATGTAGAATTTCCATATATACATGCTGAAAGCCATCTTGTTTCTAAATTGCTTGATATGTATAATGCCATTGATCCTAATTGGTCGATTGTTGTTACTAGAATTAATAGGCAAGGACGATTACTATTAAGCAAGCCATGCATAAATTGTGAAAAAATATTGAGAGCAGTAAATATCAGCAATATTTATTGGAGTATTGATAAAGACACATTTGGTTCATATGATATGGGGGGACTTGTTCATACTTTATGAATGGAATAAATATACAATATCCTTGGTCAAAATTATTGATTGATCAAGAAAAATGCGTTGAAACTAGATCATATCCACTTCCAAAAAAATACATAGGTATAGAACTAGCACTAATAGAGACACCCGGAAGAAAAGAAAAATTTAAATCCAGTATAATTGGTACAATAACATTTAGTCATAGTTTTAAATATGAAACCATATATGATTTTGAATCTGATTTTAATAGACATTTGGTGCCTATTGATGATAAAAACTACGGTTGGAAAAATGATAAAGATAAATATGGCTGGGTTGTATGCAATATAAACAAATTTGATGAATCGATAAAGTTAAACTCTATAGGTGGAATAGTCTTTAGAAAGAACGTACTTTGATGAATAGACTTAGTGATCCAATTACATATATACTAGATAGACTAAAAAGCGGCCACTCTATAGAAAAATTTGATGTGCTAAACGCGGCTGATCATTGGGATAAGTTAAAGAATAAAGCCCCAGTTGCTTATGCGAAAAGGGCAAAAGATGGTCAATTATATGACCTCAGATTAACTTTTAACCCATATGAGAACCAAAACTATGTCGTGCCGTTGTTTGATTAAGCATCTACCAATATACCTAATATTTTGTGGATTATTTGCCATATCTCTTGGAATGAATATCATCCATATTAATAGATTACAAGTACAGTCAAATATGATTAATAGAATGATGACATATATTACTTACATGAATATCATCAATAATGATACATATAAAAATAACAGATAAGATAGATGCTAATTTACTTATTCAAAAAATTCAAGATTTAATTTCAAAATCAGACACTGATAAAGATTCATTCCTTCAAATAAGAATTGTTAATATTGCATACGATAATACTGCTTCAATACCCAAACTAGAACAAAAGTAACTAAAGTTCTGCTTGACAGATGACGATAACTATGGTATACTCTAAAGAACCCATAGGAGCTGTATTCATGGCAAAATTAAGAAAACAAGTTTCTTTAGATTTTTTAGATTACTCAAAAACAACAATTAATAATTTACTAGCCAGCAATATTCCACAATCTTGCAAGCAAAAACTTTGCATAATGATGGAAAAACTACTAAGAGATACTAAGTCTTACAATGGTTTTTCATATTTGTATTGGAGTAAGTTTGGTTTCTTAGATTGGAATGAACAAAAGGGTGGTATGTTTTCTAAAATGAACATGGGGCAGTCTGTCAATGTGCCTCAAGAGTTTATTACTGGTCCAGATTATAAAGATGATCCAAATTTTGTGAGCGATATTCAAGGCGAGTTTTCCAGAAACTATAAGTGAGGTAATAATGCCAAAAGGTAAGAAATCCTGTAAAAAGTGTGGTGCTTTGTGTGGTGCTAGAGCATATGTTTGTGCTGAATGTGGCTCAAACTTCACATTTAAGGATAGTGTAAAGACTAAGAAAAACAAGAGATTTATTAAAATAGATTGGAAGTCACTTGAAAAGGGCGATAGAATAAAAGTTAAGGGTGGTCCATATTATAGTAATGGACAAGAATCAATATCTATGGGCCATAAAGGATCATTTATGGTTGAATCTTTAGACGAAAATGGTATTAGGGCTTTTGGTGTAGATAAAAATAGTGGCTTTTGTCATATTTATATGGGGCCAGATACATATCATAATGATACTGGAATATATAAAACAAAACATAAGTTAATAAAATTACAGAAGCATCAACCTTCCATCACTTAATGTGTATACTATGTATGGAATTTGGAATACACTAATATGTTTTTTAATTTTCACAAAGATCTATTTGGAAGATCGTCATCTTGGAAAAAGGTCAGAGATGAATTTCTAAAAAACAACAAACAATGTGCTGCATGTGGAAGAAAAACAAGACTAGAAGTTCATCATATTATACCATATCACGTAGATAACACCAAGGAATTAGATACTAGTAATTTAATAACTTTATGTGATGATTATTGTCATTTTATTTTTGGACATTTGGGCGATTGGAAGAGTTGGAATACTGATGTTGTTAATGACTGTAATGAATACTATAATAAAAGGGTCCATCGTCCACATTTAATAAAATTCAAACATATGCAGCTACCAAAGGAGTATAAAAATGAAAATAATCATATTCATGGTAGCAATTTTATTAAATCAATGTGCAATTGGTGGCACAATTTTACCAAAAGTCGATGATACAAAGTATACTAACTATGGTGAAAAACATGAATGCGTACTTAAAATTAAATGTTATGTGTTAAAAGATGGGGTAAAGTATCACTATATCGCATCGTGTGTATTAATTAAACCAACAATAATATTGACTGCTGCACATGTAATATCTGAAAGTAATAAGTCAGTTATCATTCATGAAAACGAAGAAATAGAAATTGATTTGTCACTATATCCATCTTCTTTTGATGAAGATGAAAAATCTAACAAGATATCTCCAAATGACATAGCAATAGGACATTTGACTAAACCAATAGAAATATCATACTATCCAGAACTATATGAAAATCAAGATGAATTAAATAAAATATGCAGTATTAGCGGCTTTGGAAATAGTGGAACACATGATATTGGATGTTTTCGTGTAGATGGAAAGAAAAGAGCCGGATCTAATAGAATTAGCTCAGTGACAGATGGTATGCTAGAATGCTCATTACTAGATAGACCAAATACAGAATTAGAATTTTTAATAGCAAATGGTGATAGTGGTGGTGGTTTGTTTATAGCAAATAGGTTAGCTGGAATCAATTCATCAATTTATACTTCACATAAGGATAAAAAACTAAACTCTGATTATAATGATCGATCTCTACATACTAGAATAAGTACGCATAAGAATTGGATAGATAGGATGACAAAAATTATTGAAACTACTATGGATAATAAGGAATAATTATGAATGACATTGATCAATGGTTGAATAAAATAAGAAAAAATAAATCTCAATATGCTATAGCATTAAAAAATATTGACAATCATCAAGTACTAAAATTAAGAAGAGAAGCGGCAGAGGCTGGTTTTGAAATGACTCCATCAGAAGTATACTCATATTTAAATATTTTACGAGATATAGTGCTGGACAAATAAATATATGGATCATTTCTTTATTAAAGATATGTCTAGATTTTGTGAAATCCTTAGAAAGGAAGCCGTATTTTCGCTATCTGATAACATATCAGAAAAAACCAATATAGATGAATTTATAACACTTCGACAATGCGAAGAAATAGTTAATAGAAAATGTAAAACTCATGATGAATCTGGTGTAAAAATACTTAATGAAGATATATATGCGAATATGTTATACGAAATTGCAGAACAAATATATCAGTCCGCGTTGTCAAAACTGGCAGCAAGCGACATAATAGAATGTGCTTGGGACGACAAGTCTCAAAAAATGATATTTTGGACGTATAAAGATAATAATCTACATAATATAAATTATACACCATTACAATAGTATGATATTTTGAGTAGTGGCAAACTCAGAATGTCTTGATTTTAGTGCCACAATTTTGGAGGTTAGAATGTCAGCAATGCTAAGTAAGCAGGACAAGGTTTTTAATTATCTATCTAGTGGTAGAACACTATCGGCCGATAGTGCGTTTGGTATGTTTGGTGTTTCTAATCTACGTGCTACTGTTAGCGACATCAAGGAACTAGCTCATAGTTCTGGATTTAATGTTGTAAGAACAGTTGGCCGTAGCGGCGAAACAAGATATGGTTTTGCTAATCGTAGGCGTAGAGGTTGATATTTGGTTTAATTAGCCATAGAGTTTTTGCGTCATTTTTCTGTATACTGAAAAAGACGCATTTTTTATTTTTTGATTGACATTTTTGATTTGCGTGGTATCATGGTAATATGACTTGGAAAGAAATAAAACTTTGGGCTGAAAAGCATTCTTACGAAGTAAGTAAGACACAAGATGAAAATAATCAAAGGGTGTATTTTTGGAACAAGGGTAGCGATCATCAATCCGCAGATAGTACTTCATCATTGATAAGATCAATATTTAATCACATGACTGATAATAAATTTCTAGATCATCAATCCAGTTATAAAATAGATGAGTTTCAATTTTAGGGAGAAATTAATGAATAATATGACATGGCTAGACCTATATAATTTATTGCATAAAAAAGCAAATGATATACATAATCTAGATCAAAAACTATGGAGTAGTCCTGTTATAGTACACAATGCAGCAAGTGGTGATGAATATAATTGTGATACATGGCTAATAGATGATCCAGAGGGCGATGATCAATTAGTACTTGTTATCAATTCCGAATCTATCTTTAATGAAACTTCTGAATAAAAAGAAGACCATATGCTTACTATAATTGGTGATGTTCATGGTAAATACAAAAATTATCATGAAATCATTCAAAAAAAGGATTGTTATCCATATACAGTTCAATTAGGCGACTTTGGATTCAATTATGAAATTCTAAAAGATGTTGATCCACAGTGTCATAAAATTGTAGCTGGAAATCATGATAATTATGACCAAATAATTAATTTTCCACATTATCTTGGTGACTATGGTTTATTTAAACTTGGCGATGTAGAGTTTTTCTTCTATCGTGGTGCTTACTCGATAGATCACAAAACACGAACCATTGGTATTGATTGGTGGCAGAATGAACAGCTTTCTATTGATGAATTTAATAAAGCTATGGAATTGTATGCGAACATAAAACCAAATATAGTGATTACACATGATTGCCCTAGTAGTATGGTCACAACAATGCTTCGTCCAGATCAAAGAGTATATCAAAATATGACAGGCTGGGCGTTGAATGAATTACTTCATATTCATCAACCAGATATTTGGATTCATGGACACTATCATGTAAGTAAAAAAACTACATATGGTAAGACAAAATTTATTTGTTTAAATGAGTTAGAGATATACAAGATTTAATCATGAATCAAGAATTACAAAATACCATATTCGAAAAATATCCACAACTATTTTCCAATACGAGCAAATCTTGTATGGAATCATGTATGTGTTGGGGTATTGAATGTAACGATGGATGGTATGAACTATTATCGTCTGTTTGTTGGAGAATATTTCAGCATGAACAAAATATTTCTGAAAGAATAGCGGTAAGAAATAAATATGGCACACTAAATGATCAATCAGACTTAGACTACGTTCCTGTTAAGTTTGATCAGATAAAGGAAAAGTTTGGTGGACTTAGAATATACTTTAGTGGCGGCGACGATTATGTTGAAGGTATTATAGACATGGCAGAAGAAATGAGTTATAAAATCTGTGAAGTTTGTGGTAATAGCGGAAAACCAAATAAAGGTGGATGGATAACCACACTATGTAATAGTTGTAGGAATAAAGACAACAAGTGGACTCCTCCAGAATTTCCCGGCTAAACAGGTAATATTGAAACATTTTGGAGCAAATGATGAGGGCTATATTTGAATTCGATCTTATAGAAGATCAAAGAGAATATGAGATAATGAGCAAGTCATTAAAGACTCAATCATTTTTATATGAGTTTAGTCAGCAATTACGAGCATGGTATAAGTATGATCATAGAGTATGAAGTTAATATAGATCTTTAACACAATTCTAACATAATAATTTTGATTTTTTAATCTACTATCATATAGTTGGTTTATTGTAAACCAATCCCGCCATATATCCTTCCTATGTGAGAAATATAATGAAGAAAAAAGGATTTACACTTATTGAATTATTGGTTGTTATTGCAATCATAGCTGTTCTCATTGGATTACTTTTACCAGCGGTACAAAGTGCCAGAGAAGCGGCCAGACGAAGTTCATGTCTAAATAATGCTAGACAACAAGGATTAGCGTTCCATAATCATATGTCTATTCGCAAATCTTTTCCGCGATCAAGACCATTAGACGGCACAAATAGTCCAACAAGTTGGTGCATTTCTTTACTACCATTTTTTGAAGAAGGATCATTAGCAGAATTATATGATATCAATCAAAGATGGGATTCACTAGTTAATATCACCAATGGACAAAAAACCATACCATTATTTATATGTCCTAGTAGTAAAGGTTATCCACGAATAGTGGCCGATGCCACGGCACCAGCAAACATAATTGGTAAATCACTTGGGCCTTCTGATTATATTGTTATGCATAGAATACGTCGAGCATTTTATACTGCTAATGGATTGCCCGATCCCGGTGCAGATATTGAGGGTTCTTTAAATAGAACGGGACCAACTAGAGAATCAGAAATGGTTGATGGCATGTCTAAAACAATACTAACAATGGAAAGTGCTGGAAGGCCAGAATGGTTTGTGCTTGGCAAAAGTAGAGGCATAGTTTTACCAAGGCCAGAAGGTTATGGTTGGATTGATCCAGATGGTGGTGCTGGTTCTCTTGATGGATCAGATAAAACTACTGGTAATTTAAATACCACCGGAAGTACCGGTACCTGTATTATGAATTGTAATAATGATAGTGAACCAAATAGTTTTCATGCTGGTGGCATGGTTGTTGTAATGGCAGATGGGTCGTCGAGATTTATTAATGAAAATGTATCCGCCTCAACTTTCGCTGCCTTTATAAGCAGGAATAATAACGACGTTATTCAATATGAATGATGCTATCATAATTAGCGATATTCACTTGGGTAGTGATGTTTGTGAAAGTAAAAAACTATATGATTTTTTAGAGTTGATAGATTCTAAAACAAATAGATTGATTATCAATGGCGATCTGTTTGATAATTTAGATTTTCGCAGACTAAAAAAGAATCATTGGAATATACTATCTTTGCTTAGAACATTGAGCAAACATACGGAAATAGTCTGGATAAGAGGAAATCATGATGGTGACGCGGAGATTATTTCTCACTTAATAGGAGTAGATTTTAAAGACGAATACTCTTTTGTTAGCGGAAATAAAATAGTATTATGTTTACATGGTGATAAATTTGATGATTTTATATATAAGTATCCTAAAACCACAAAGGTAGCAGATTATTTATATAGAACAATCCAAAGATTCGATAAAAGATTCCTACCTAAACTTATAAAGAATCGATCCAAAATCTATTTAAGATGCACAGAAAATATGATTAGTAGTTCTCGCAAATATGCTATATCAAAAGGCGTTGACGTTGTATGTTTAGGGCATACTCATCATCCGATCATTGACAAAAGCCATTCTGTGTGGTATACTAATAGTGGATGCTGGACAGAAAAAGATTGTTCTTATTTGACTTTAAAAGATGGTCAAGTGGAGTTAGAGTTTATATGAAATATTTAGTAACTGGTGGGGCCGGATTTATAGGAAGTCATATAGTTGACCAATTAATACAGAATGGTCACGAAGTTATTGTACTAGATAATCTATCAACTGGATCATTAGAAAATATTAATGCGTCTTGTTCTTTTATTAATATTGATCTATCATTAACTCCGATCAAAGATCTATCACAATACTTTAAAGAAGTCAATGCTGTATTTCACTGTGCTGCTTTACCAAATGTTCAATTTTCGATAGACTATCCGTATGAATCAAATAACAGTAATGTTGATACCACTATTAAAATTTTAGAGTGTATGAGACAAAATAATGTTACTAAAATTATTTATAGTAGTTCATCATCAGTATATGGAAACTGCGAACATTTTCCAACCAACGAAAAAGAAAATATTAAACCAATTAGTCCATATGCTCTACAAAAATACATAGGCGAAGAGTACATTTATCTGTATAATAAACTATACAATATAAATTATGTGATACTAAGATACTTTAATGTTTATGGCGAAAGAATGACCTCTACTGGCTCTTATGTTAGTGTATTGAGTCATTTTTATAGATCATTAAAGAACAATCAACCACTAAATATTTGTAATGATGGTAATCAAGAAAGAGATTTTATTTATGTAAAAGATGTTGCTAATGCCAATATATTATCTCTTAATAATTATGCTAATAATAGTATTCTAAATATTGGTAATGGAAAAAGTTATAGTATAAACACTATTGCTAATTGGCTTAACGCTGAAAAACAATACAATGAAACTAGAATAGAACCTAAAATAACATTAGCAGATATTTCATTAACAAAAGTTAAATTAAACTGGCAACCAAAACAAGATCTAAAAGAATGGGTATTATCATTTTATGGTTTGTCCTAATTGTGTTAGTCCATATAAATGTAATGGCCCCCATGTTTTTGCTTTGAGCGACAAAGTTTACAAATGTGAATACGGATATTTTATTTTAAAAGACGAATGGGTTTTTGTGCCAATAGAAACTGAGTTCTCTTCTGATACTTTATTTACTATTACTAATACTTTGAGAAATTTAAAGGAAAAAATAAAATGATTAAATATTACATATTATCGCTTCTTAGGGCAGATCGAAAACATATTGTAGAAAACAACATACAAAAATTTCCATGTTTTGAAGTAATCAAATCTATTAACGGATACGATGTTGATGAAACATTGAGGGCTTTCAAGGCTAGTGGTCTTGTATATCATAGACTACATTATCCGACATATGGTACTCTAGCTAACTTTCTAACAAAATATAATGCCATTAAACATCAAATAGAAAACAATATTCCATTTATGTGCTTCATAGAGGACGATCTTGAATTACATGATGAGTTTGTTTCACATATAGAGGATTGTATTTCTCTTTTTACACCAGATATAGACGTAATCAGATTGGCATTATTAGGAGATGGTTATGTAACTTCATTAAATGGGGCAATCAATATTAAGAATAATATTGATAAAAAGGGTATAGTATGTAATATAGATAATCAGATACGTTTTAATTCTGGTAATGAGTTATATTATCCAAATTCTCCTTGGAAATTATTAGTTCCATGTAATAAGGGTGATTGTCTAAAAACTAGTGAAATTTCTATAGCCGATCTAATGAATAGAATTAATTCTAAATGGATACTTGACAATGGTGTAAAGTCGTGACTTGACAGTAGACGATGATAGGGTAGAATGAATCTGTAGTTTGGGAGTGTAGACCAACGGCAGAGTCAAAGGACTTAAAATCCTTAAAGTGTGGGTTCGAATCCCACCGCTCCTATTATTGCCCGCATAGTATAATGGTATTACAGTTGATTTGTAATCATCGGAAGGGGGTTCGATTCCCTCTGTGGGCTTCCGGGATGGTGAAACGGTATCACAGTTGACTTTGGATCAACTTTTCTACGTTCGAATCGTAGTCCCGGAACTTAATGGTTCGATACATAATTCTCAGTTTTTGTGTATATAGATATATCAAAGGAGGGTTATCATGAAGACAAAAAAAGAACAAATATTAGAATTAAAAGAGAAAGGTTGTTCATATAGGGAAATACAAAAAATTGTCGGATGTTCTAAAGGAACAATAGCGTATCATCTTGGAATAGGTCAAAAGGATAAAGCAAAGAAAAGAACCAATGAGTGTAGAACTAAGGTGATGAGATTTCTACAGGAATATAAATCAAATAAAGTGTGCTATGATTGTAAAGAAAATTATCCATATTGGATGCTAGAATTCGATCATCTTGGGAATAAAAATTTTACTATATCTGAATTCAGAAATAGCACTATTGATATAGAAAAAATAAAAGAAGAGATAGATAAGTGTGAAGTTGTATGCTGCAATTGTCATAGAAATAGGACTTTTATGAGACAAACAAAAAATGCAAGATATGTTGGTTTAGAATTTTGTAATTATCCAGAATAGTATTTTACACAGGTAGCATAATGGTAGTGCCGCAAACTGTTAATTTGCTCTGTGTAGGTTCGACTCCTACCCTGTGTGCTTGGAATCTTGGCAGAGTGGTCTAATGCAGCTTTTTACTAAAGAGCCGAGGGTTAAAATCCTCCGGGGGTTCGAATCCCTCAGATTCCGCTAAAGAAAAACTTGACAACTATCGATAACTGTTGTATACTACCATTTATGACACATTGGAGTAATGAAATGAATCAAAAAACCAAGAAAATTATCACTGATTTAATATGTTGGTCAGAAGAATATTTAGAAGGTCTTGTTCTTGAATTGGAACATGGAGATATGGACTGTGAAGACGAAGAGCGTTTATCAAGTCTAATAGAACAGGTTACTCAAAGTATTGAAGAGGCAAAAGATCATTTATCTACAAGCACAAAGAGGTAAAATAATGATTAATTGTTTTAGTAATGTAATTGGTCATAAAGAAGCACAAGACCTAGTTATTGATCTTAACCAGATGAAGTCATCAAAGTCTGAAGATTTTTATATCGACTACAATATGTCTGATGATGATAACTATTTGGTAGTTGGAAATGTTACACAAGAGGATTGGGACGAACTCAATCTTGATATGGACTTTATGGAAGCCGGTATTATTTAATTGGAGAAAAGAAATGACAGTACAAGATTTACGCAATGCTGGATATAAAGTAAGAGTTCTACATAGTCGCATATATGATGGAAAATTGTCTTATCAAAAATTACTATTTAAGTTATCTGATCCAGAACCAAAGGGTGGATATACAAAAGTAGTTATTGATTCTCCAAATGGTGAACATTTTGTTGGTGATGCTACGTGTAGTAGTAATGATAACTATAATAAGAAGCTTGGTTTAAGAATTGCTATTGGTAGGTCTGGAGTTTTAAAGTCTATTACCAGCATATGAACATGCTAAAAATGGTTTTATTTGAGATAACTTATTTTACAATTGTCTGTGTGTCTGGTCTGTTTTTAGGTTATCATAGCATTAGAATTGGAAAATATTATATCATTGAACAAGCTGGAATTATGTTGAATATGATATTTAATATAGAAAACGGCTATTATGAGCTTTAAATGATATGAATATACAAACTTTTTTATTTAATTGGCCCAATCAAATTCAAAATACGAAATATAAAATTGAACAACTAAAAAAAATAGATGTAAAACCAATCATCATAAATAGCGATGATACATATAATCACATAACTGAGTGGTATAACATTGGTAATGAATGTTATTTTGGTAAACAATTTGAAAAGGCTATAGAGTTATTTGATGGAGATGTTCTTTTCCAGATTTTAGCTGATGCTTCATATGAAGAATGGTCAAGGCTATATACAGATGCAGAAAAATACTTTAATGATATCAATTGTGGAATATACGCACCAAATGTTGACTATACTTGGTGGCATTCCGATAGATCGGATATAGAAAATCTATGTATAGATAATGATAAAGTCAAAATTGTTATCAATACTGATTGTATTTGTTGGTTCATACATAAAGATATTATTGATCTATATAAAGAAAGAAATCTAAATTTAGGTCAATATAAATTTGGCTGGCCTTGGGATGGAACATTATGTGCAATATCTCATCTCAATCAGAGATATGTGTTGCGAGATTATAATCATATAATTAATCATCCAAGATCAACAAATTATAATACAAAGGAAGCATTGAATGAAATGCTTGATTCTTGGAACTCACTACCAAAAGATATAAAGTATGCATTTGACTGCATGAGAAATGATCAACATTTATTAAAAAAATTATACCTTGGAATCAAATAAGCATGAAACAGGCTATCGTCACTGTGGCACTTAGAGATAAGTTTTTAGAAGTTTTAGATATGACTAAAGATAGTCTAAAAAAATATGCCAATAAATGTCATTCAGATTTTCATATAATTACAGACGCAAGAATAACAACTGGAGACACTTGGAATGATGCTACTTTTGAAAAATTTCAAGTAAAAACATATCTAGAAGAATATGATAGAGTTGCATTTATTGATTGTGACTGTTATATTCCTGATGGCTGTATTAACTTATTTGAATTTACACCAAGAAATCATTTTGGCGTTTGTGTTTATTATTACAATGACTTTGGAAATAACTATGAACATTACAAAAAATGTAAACCACAATGGGAATCCATAACCGGAATAGATTTTGTTGGAGGAAATTCTGGAATTTTTGTTTTAGATAAAGAGCATACACGTATCTTCAATCAGTCAATATCTATTGATGATCTAAGAAAAATCCATCTAGGAGAACAATCGTATATATTATCTATGCCAAAATATATGAATATTGATTATTTTAATTTTGCATCTAGTGCAAATAAAAAACATCATATTAATATTTGGGATAAATCACTCAATGGTACTGTTCTTAATAATGGTATCATACATTTTATGGGTGGCATGAATAAGATTGATAGAATTAAGAATTATATACAAGCAACAAAAAACTAAACTATCTGCTTGACATGGACGATAACCATGTTATAATCACGGAAGTTCGACAAATAAATTTTCTCTGAGGACGCGATAATGAAACTTCATGCTGGTATTAACACGATTGAAAAGTCTGGTGATTTTGAGGAAAGCCAGTTCAGTATCGAGGCATCTGCCAAGGCTTTCTTTATTCTTTCTGATGGTCTTTATTCTAATAAGATCCTTGCAGTAGTTCGTGAGCTTTCTACTAATGCTTACGATTCTCATGTAGATGCTGGCAAGAAAGATGTTCAATTTGATGTTCATCTTCCAACTAGGCTTAATCCTATATTTTATATTCGTGACTACGGCACCAGCATGAGTCATGAACATTGCATGGAACTTTACACTACTTATTTTCGTAGCACACGTAATAATAGTAATGACGCTGTTGGTTGCTTGGGTCTTGGCAGTAAGGCACCATTTGCATATGGTGACAGTTTTACTGTTGAAGCATATCTTGATGGTACTCGCCGTCTTTATAATGCTTATAAGAATGAGGACGGTAATCCCATATTTTCTTTGATGGATACCAGCGAAACCAATGAAGCAAATGGCATTAAGGTTTCAATTAGTGTTAATGAATATGACATAGATCGTTTTGTGCGTGAGGCACGTAAGGTTTATGAATTCTTTAATGTTAGGCCAAATTTTATTGGCGAAGAAATTTATTACGATGCTGAGAATAAGACTCTGAGTGGTGATAATTGGTACTTTGATGATAACGATGATAAGAACTATATCATCATGGGGCAAATTGCATATCCTATCGACCATAATCAAATTATAGTTGATGGAATTGATTCATCCAAGAAGAACAGTAGATTTGTTGAATATTCTAGTGGTCTTAGGATCATTGTTAATATTGGAGATGTTGATATCACTCCAAGTCGTGAGTCTCTTTCTTATAGCAAGCAGACTAAGATCAATATCAATAATATTATCTCTAAGATATTGGACGATATTGCAACACAGATTGAACATGAAATTAAAAGTCAGCCTACTCTGTTTAAGGCACGAAGTAAGTATGTGCAGATTTCTGATCAGTGCATGTCTATAAAGACTGCTATGGAATCTCTCATGAAGTCAATAGTTTGGAATGATCAAAAACTGTTTGACAATATTGTGTCTGAAAGTATTGACATTCCAAATATGACAGTTAAACTTTTTGAGAAGTCGTCATATCGTTCTAAGATTGATATGAAGATAGACACTAACCGTATACATTTTACAGATGCTGTTAAGTTTGTTGTCGATGATCTTCCACGCGGAGGAATTAGTCGTACAAAGCAATATATCAAAGAATTTAATAACAACGTAGCCTGTTATTTTTATAAGTTAGGACATGGAGAAACGATTGACAACTGTAGATTGTATGATATACTTGGTGGAGCGACAAAGGATGATGTTGTATTTACATCTAATCTTCCAAAGGTAGAATATAATCGTAATTCTTCTGGTGGAAATAGCGGGCCAATGATTCAAGCCCGAGTTTTTAATGAAGAGTCTGGTTGCTTTGAAGAGTGTGCGATGAGTGTAAAATATGAAAATGCATATTATTTTACAGAGTCAAAGGGTGAGGTTCATATTTCTTCTTCATCTTATGGTGTTGTACAGATTTATTATCTTGAAAAGATCTTGTCTTACATGCATGATCATCACAATGATGAAGTGGAAGGAAAGACATTTTATATTGTCAAGCCATCTGTTGCAAAGAATAGGAAGCTAGACGAGAGATCGAATTGGCATTTGGGATATGAATTTATTAGAAAGATTTTGACCGATATTATTGCTTATAATCATCAAGATATTTATGATATAATGAATCGTCAGAGTCTTTCCAGAAATTTTGCAACTAGATGGATTGAGATTATTAATATGACTAAAAATCCATCTGCTGTAAAAAACGTAATTTCTGAGTATAATGAATACGTATCTCGATTGGACAACATTTGTGAGAAGGTTGAAGTCATAAGGCAAATGGCTAGTTCTTTTAGATTTACGTTTCCCGGTAGAGATAGTAATTTTGTGGATGATCGTTTTGCTCCACGATTTGATAAGGAAATGTCTAAGTATAAGATTTTGCAGGTAATTCGTAATGCGCCTTACTCTGATGAGGATAGGCAAATTATTGCCGACTATATTGATAGCATTGAACAAGTTTCTGTTCTTAATAAGGAGTGAGTAATGAAGTATATTATAGCAAATGATGGTAATGTTAGTGCGATTGTTAGTAATCAGAGTTACTTTTTTGGTAAGTCTCATCCTAACTATGATAAGCTTGTAAATTGTCTGAAGAAGAATAATATTGAGATGTTTGAGGCTTACTATGATGTTGTTTCTCATATTAATAATTTCTGTGAAGGATATATTGCTTGTGATGGTAATAATCTAATGTGGGATGGTATTAAGATGCCAAATATGTTTGGTGATACTATCATTGATATGATTAAGCAGGGATTTCCGTTTGAACCAATGCTTAATTTCCTTGATAATATGAGTCAGAATCCATCTGATCATGCTATTGTTGAACTGTTTGACTTTATGAAGAATAAGAATATGCCAATTACATCTGATGGATGTTTTCTAGCATATAAGGCTGTTAAGAATGATTATAAAGATATGTATTCTGGAACGTTTGATAATAGTGTTGGTAGCGTTTGTTCTGTTCCTCGTAGTAAGGTAGATAGCAATCGTGAAAATGGTTGTGGTCATGGTCTACACGTTGGTGCAATTGATTATGCAAAGAGGTATGGTGGAATTAAGATTGATGATGAAGACGATGATAATGATGGTGGAAATCGCCTTATGATTTGTAAGGTTAATCCGCGTGACGTTGTGAGTGTTCCATCTGATTCTAAGTTTCAAAAGCTTCGTTGCTGTCGATATGAAGTGGTTGCAGAATTTACGTCTGTATTTGATAAGGTTGTTCATCTTACGACAG